GCAGACGTTCTGCACTGGCGTCCCAAGAGCCGCCTGCAGCAGCTGTGGGAGCGTCTGGTTGAAGTTGTATCGCAGGAGACACGCCCGTGAGAAAGACTGCCCCGGCGGATCAATACCGCAAACACCAGGATGACTTTGAGCGCCAGCGCGCGCAGCTGCTGGAAAAGTCGAACGGCTTCACCTTCATCAATCTGTTCCTTCAGCGTCTGATTATGGGAGACCGCAAATGAAATTTCGCCTGTATGAAAAAGACGGCAAAGAGGTTCAGCAGATAGCTGACAGCCTGCCGGATGAGGAGCTGGAGATTATCGCCGCCCGCATTGACGAAATCATGGCTCAGCGCAGTATCAGCCCGATCGTTGCACCAGCCTGCGCTTTTATGCTGCGCCACTTCGATCACGAAGCCATGGGCATGTTTGACATGGATGACGATCTCGAAATGGCTGCTGACGCATTCATGCGAGACATGATGATCACCGCGGCTAAGCGCGAGCGGGCGATTGATATCTGGAAGCACAAGCACAGCTATGACGAGGTAGCGTGATGCGGCCTGGCATCTACTACGACATCAGCAACGAGGCGTATCACTCCGGTGTCGGCATCAGCAAATCGCAGCTGGATGATATCGCCATCAACCCGGCCATCTTTCAATGGCGCAAAAGCGCGCCGGAGGATGAAGAGAAGAAAGCCGCGCTGGACATGGGAACAGCCCTGCACTGCCTGCTGCTGGAGCCAGAGGAGTTTGATAACCGCTTTATTTTGGCGCCAGAGTTCAATCGCCGGACCACTGAAGGCAAGGCGAACGAGAAAGCCTTTTTAAAGGACTGTGAAGGCATGGGCATGACGGTTATGGATGCCGAGCAGGGCCGCAAACTGAAGCTGATGCGTGCCAGCGCCCTCGCCCATCCCGCCGCCCGCTGGCTGCTTGAGGCAGAAGGCCATCAGGAGGCGTCAATCTACTGGAATGACGACCAGACCGGCGAGCTGTGCCGCATCCGGCCGGACAAGTTTCTGTCTCAGCAGCCGGTGATTGTGGATGTCAAAAAGGTGGCCGACATGAGCCGCTTCGCCCGTCACGTTGAAGAGTTTCGCTATCACGTTCAGGACGCCTATTACCGGGAGGGGTTCAGCAAACAGTTCGATGAATACCCTCTTTTCGTTTTCATCGCCGTCAGCGAGTCGATCGATTGCGGCCGGTACCCGGTTCGGGTGTTCCAGCTTGGTGAGGATGATGTGGCCGTGGGGTACGACCTGTTTCGCCGCGACCTTGCCGCCTATCACGAATGCATGCAGTCCGGCAGCTGGGGCGGCATTGAAGAAATCACTCGCCCGGACTGGGCAAAGAGAAAGGATAACGTATGAGCAACGAAATTATGCAGTCGCCGGTGAACGAGGCCGACACCAAAGCCGCCATTTTCAGCCCGACCGGCCTGCAGAAGCTGCAGGCGTTCGCAGACGTCATGGCAAAAGGAAGGGCAACAGTCCCTGCTCACCTAGCTGGCAGCCCAGTGGGGTATGAACCCTTATGCAGTTGCGCAGAAGACGCACCTGATAAACGGCGTGCTGGGATATGAAGCGCAGTTGGTCAATGCCGTCATCACCTCTATGGCACCAACCAAGGACCGGCTTCATTATGACTGGTTTGGCCCATGGGAAAATGTGATCGGGAAATTTGTCGAGAAAACATCTCAAAAGGGAAATAAGTACATCGCGCCAAACTGGACGATGGCGGATGAAAAAGGTTGCGGCGTTCGTGTCTGGGCCACCCTGAAAGGCGAAGATGAGCCTCGCATTCTTGAGCTGCTTCTGTCTCAGGCTCAGGTGCGTAATTCCACGCTATGGGGTAGTGACCCTAAGCAGCAGCTGGCATATCTCGGCGTGAAGCGTTGGGCTCGCCTCTACTGCCCTGATGTGATCCTCGGCGTCTATACGCCTGACGAGTTTGAACCGACTCAGCGCGCAGAACGCGACGTCACCCCGGCGCGCAGTCGTGCTGAGCTAAACAACCTAATCAATAGCAAGCCGAATGTTCAGCAGGAACCACGGCAAGAGCGTGAGGTGAACCCTGCAGCCACCAGCGAACAGACGCGTACTCCGGATCAACTACTTGCCGACTTCACCGAAGCTGCCAGCGGTGCTGAGTCGCTAACGAGTCTGGATAAGTTTTACAAGTACGCTGCAAAGGTATTGGCCGGCACGCCTGCCGATTTGGATAAAGCAACTGATGTCTATCTGCTTCGCAAAGCAGAGCTTGAAGAGAAAGCTGGGAATTAAAAAGGAGTTTAAATGCAGGCTAAAAACTATCAGCGCCGGGGCAATCAGATAAGCCTCGGACGCCGCTGGACGCAAGATGAAATACATCTATTGAGAGAGCTTGCAGTTACTACTCCACCAAAACTGATTGCCAGACACCTTAACAGGACATATGAAGCAGTTCGTCAGATGGCAAGCCGGATTGAGGTTCATTTTTTAGAAGAGCGCCGTAAAGCCAGAAAGGAAATTAAGCCAAATTTATGACACAAAATACTGTACATAAATACAGTATTTTGCTGTTAATTACACACTCAAAGCTCTAGTATTAAAGTGCAGTTTGATTCTAACTAATTAACTTTATGGGAGATTTACTATGGCCTCTACTGCTTCAGAATTAGCTCAACAGGCAATTACCGCTATTAATGCACTCAAAGCACTAGCCGAAAACTCTACTGGCGTGCCGGATGATATTCAGTCTCAACTTGAAGCTTATGCGAATCAGGTCAACGAGCTGGAGGTGAAACTGGAAAATCAGGAAAACGCTACCGAAATGTATCGTAATGAAGTTTTAAGTGATAGCGAGTACATGGGATTCGCGATCGAAATTATGTCTAAAATTCAGGGACTGCTTAGTAGCGGTGTTATTAAAACAATGCCTGTTGATGTTCAACGCCAGCTTTCAGAAACAGCAATGTACATCTCTGAGCGTAGGGAAAATGATGAGCAGTATCGCCTACCTACAGATCCAAAAACACGCACATTCAGCGAGTTCCGTAATCCAGTGTAATAGTTTTAATCTATCGCCAAGCCGCCCAATGAGGCGGTTTTTTTACGCCTAAATTCTGGAGAATCACCATGTACGACATTGCAGATGATGCGTCAGACCTTGAGATACTCAATACAGAAATCGCCCTGGCTAACCGGCCTCGCACGGAGCCTCGGTCACCAATCTGCCGCAATGGAGATTGCGGGGAACCTTCCCGTGATGGATGCAGTTACTGCAGCTGCGAGTGCAGAGAGGACCATGAAAAGATTATCTGGGCAGAGAAAAACCGGAGGGCGGCATAGGCAGCCGGCAGACACCGTATGTTCACCCCACTCCACCTCATCATCACCATCGCCGCAATCATCGTAATCAAAATTATCTTCAGCTACCTGTGATGCGGCGTGAGCGGCACCCATCGCAGTAGCGCTTCTGCGTATTTCGGAGGATTTATGGAAAACGTGATTCAGCTCGCGCCTAATAAGTGGGTGTCCGAGCAGGTACTAATTGCAGTTACAGGAATGCGTCCGGGAACGATAAAAAGGGCTCGCGAGAAAGCCTGGATGCAGGGGCGGGAATACCTTCTGATGTCTCCTGAAGGCTCTCCCGGATTGAATAGTCAGTGCATGTATAACCGGGAAGCTATAGACCAGTGGATTGAGGGGCAGGCCAAGAAGCAACCTGGTGCAGCGGAACGCAAAAAAGCATAACCTGACCGCCCTTTTACTTTTGAGGATCGCAAATGCCTTCATACCCAAAAGGCGTGGAAAACCATGGAGGGTTTCTGCGCATCAATTTCATCTACCAGGGGATTCGCGTTAGGGAAGCGCTGGGAATTCCCGATACCCCAAAAAACAGGAAGTCAGCCGGAGAGTTACGCGCTAATGTTGCATACCAGATCAAAACCGGCGCGTTCAGTTATCAAAAAACCTTCCCTGAATCTTCCAATCTTTCCCGCTTCTGTGCGGTCACGGAGGAGCTGAGCATCAATGATATGGCTGAGAGATGGCTCTCTATAAAAGAGACTGAAATCAGCCGTAACTCGCTCGCCTCATATAAAACCCGCCTGACAACAACTATCGGGATTATTGGCGCCGACAGGATGATCCGGGCAATCAGGACAGAGGACATCCAGCGCATGCGGCTGGAGCTCCTGAAAGGAAGCTACGTATACGGGCGCGGGAAAAATATGCATGGCAAAGGCAGGTCGGTGGCATACGTCAACACGTGTATGTCAGACCTGTACTCGCTTTTTAAGTTTGCGCATGAAAACGGTTATACCGACCGGAATGTTATCGCGACCCTTTCGCCTCTCAAAAAAGATAAACCAAAACCTGACCCGCTAAGTCGGGAGGAATTCATCCGGCTGATAGAGTGCTGCCAGTCTCGTCAGATGAAGAACTTCTGGTCGGTTGCTGTGTATACCGGTTTGCGACATGGCGAAATTTGCGCACTCGCATGGGAGGACATCGACATGATCAGAGGAACCATAACCGTGAGGCGAAACCTTACTAATCAGGGGGACTTCACTCCACCGAAAACAGACGCGGGTGTGCGCACCGTGTTTCTGGTCGACTCAGCAATTAGGGCCTTAAAGGATCAGCTTGAAATTACCCGCATGCGTCCGCCGGCAGTCATCACTCTGTTATCGCGTGAATATGGGAAAAGCAGTAAGGATGAGGTCACATTCGTTTTCAATCCAAAAGTAAACGCGATCAACAATGTCAGCAATGATTACTACACGATTGCTTCTATTCCTCAGACATGGCGGGCAGCAGTTAAGCGTGCAGGCATAACTTACCGAAAGCCATATCAGTCCAGACACACATACGCCTGCTGGTCACTTTCTGCAGGGGCAAATCCCAACTTTATCGCCAGTCAGATGGGACACGCTAACGCACAGATGGTTTATCA